ATCAAGCGTCATTGCTTGGGTGAGCGTTGCAGTAGTTCCTGCTGTGCCTGAAGCAGCTTGGTAAAAACGGAATTGACCAGAAGTGTCTTGATACAACATTGATGCTGGCGCTGTTGTAATGTAGGTTGTATTGCTTCCAGCGTTTACATACAAGTTATTTCCGAAACCAACATTACCGCCGTTGTAATACACCATGCCAGTAGAACCGACTTGCAACGCCTTTAACGAAGAATTCCAAGCACTAGGAGTAACACCCACGCCCACGTTTTGTGATGTGTCAATGGTGATTGCGGTAGTTCCGGCAGACTTCAGCAATAACGAAGTTGCCGCAGCAGAAGTGACAAACGGCGTAGTTACAGATGTGCTTGCCGATAAAGTCGTAAACGCACCAGTGTTAGGCGTTCCGCTGCCAATCGTGCCAGGCGCTGTGTAGGCGCTAGAAGCAAGCATGGTGTTGGTCACAGAACCAGTGTCGCCAGTAGTCACCATCGTGCCAGCCACAGCAGGAACGTTAATGTTGAACGTGGACGCCGTGTTAGGGCCGACAAAGTTAACTTGACCGCCTAAAGTTGCTTGAAATACTAAATTGCCCATGATTCTTCCTTATGGTGCGATGATTAACTGACTGACCGTCAAAGCGCCCGTAGACGGGTTAAATTTGAGCTTTGTTGACGATGTTTTTTCTGGCAAATTACCCGTAGTGTTTGTTTTCCAAACAGGGTAAACAGTTGCGTTTGTGCTTGTGTCATCCGTTGTGCCTGTGTTCACAGCGTTTGTCGCATTAGTCACAGCGGTTGAGTTTATAACAGCCACCACTTGAGCAGCAGTCGCAGCAGTAAACGCAGACGTTCCGTTGCCATAAGCCAGACCCGACAAAGTTGCAACGCCTGTTCCACCATTACCGACAGCAACAGTTCCGGTCACGTTTGCTGCATTTCCACCAATCGAAAGGCTTGATGCAGTTCCGGTCAGTCCAGTACCTGCACCACTGAACGATGTAGCCGTTAAAACGCCCGTAGAAGGGTTGAATTGGTACTTAGTGGAGCTGGTGTATTCAGTAGTTAAATTGCCGCTTGTAGCCGCTGCAAACAACGGATAACGGGTGGCATTTGTGGTCGTGTCGTCAGTCACCGTGGCGTATGCCGTAGGTGTTGTCCACGTTGGAACGCCAGAGCCAGCAGAAGTTAAAACCTGTCCAGAAGTGCCGGCAGCAGTAAAGCCATAAGCAGTGCCAGTTCCGTAGGCGACTGCGCCAGATGTAGGAGTAGCGGTTCCATTTGTGCCGCCGTTTGTAATAGCTACCTGACCAATGATGCCGCCTGACACCACATAAGCATTTGATTGACTAACATAAATGTTGCCATTAGGACTGTTTGAATACGCTACAACGCCAATTTTGACCGCATAACCCGTTGGTGGATATGTGTTCATCAATTGACCAGCAGAATATGGGCTTACATAAAGAGTGTCACCAACAGTAAAAGTGCCTGTGTTTACGCCATTTACGATGCCTGAAATGACAACATAACCAGCCGATGCAGTAGGAATGTCTTGGTTAACTAGTCCAATAGCTGCGCCAGTAGTTTGATTATCTGCTTTAGCAAGTGCCACTAAAGGATATGTAAAGCCACTAGAAGTAGAAGTTATATAAACAGGGGAACCTTTGGTTATGGTTGAGCCTGTGTTGTTATAAACTTTTAACTGAGTCTCTTGCCCAAGATGCAAAGCGTTATTGGTTACATCATTGTAGTAAGTAAGAGCTTTTTGAGTGCTGTCATACCAAATGCGACTTTCAGCATAGGATGGGGCACTAGAAGAAGTCCAATCTTCATAGTTGCTGATTGTTGGGTTGCTCAAGGATGCCGCAGTAGCCAAAGCCACCACAGTTCCTGAGCCTGTTGTGCTGTACGAAGTGCCCCAAGCTGAACCCGTTGAATTAGGAATTCCCGAACCTGGATAAACCATTGGCGCAGAGTTTGTGATAGTTACCGCAGCAGAGCCGTTGTATGACGTTCCGGTCAAACCTGAACCAATTGTCAAAGCAAATGGATTTACCGCTGTAATCGTGGCAGAACCACCCAAAGCGATAGATGTGCTGTTTACCGTGATAGAACTGTTTGTCAGCGCACCGTTAGGGATTGAGCTGAAGTTAGTCCCAAGAAAATTCGGGGCAGCGCCAGAAGCGACAGACTGATTCAGCGTGTAGCTTGCGTTCCATGTCAGCGTGTTTGCGCCGTTGTTGACGCCTGTGCCGCCGTATGTCCCAGCCAAGATTCCGCTTGTGATCTGACTTGCAGCAATGGCAATATCAGACGCAGATAAGGCGGTCAGTTGGCCTTGAGCGTTAACCGTAGCCACCAAGGTCTTAGATGCAGACCCATAAGAAGCAGCGGTTACTCCAGTATTTGTGATGCTGAACTGGTTAGCAGCTAGGGTTAGACCAGTTCCAGCGGTGTAGGCTGCTGTGCTTGAGAAAATGACCCAAGGCATGGCCGTAACGCCAATCGTGCCTGTTTTTGATGCCGTACAAACCCAAGCCGTGTCAATGTTGGCAGAGCCGTTCAGAATAACTGTGTAAGCGCCTGGCACTTCAGACCAAACATCCATGTCACTTGATCGAGTCCAAGCGCCAGCAGCGGCAATGTAAATGCCGTTTTGCGATGATGTTGATTGGTTTTTAACCAGAACACGGTCACCAGCCAAAGTGGTGTAAGCGTCAATCGTCTGCAAGCCAGAAAGCGTGATGTTTGCCGTTGTAGCCACATCGCAGGCTGCTTTTGGGCCTAAACCTTGGGCAACCGAGTCAACGTAAAACTTGTTGGCAATGTCTGTGTTGCCAGATGGTGAGGTTGTGACCTGACCCGTTGTAGTTAATACGTTGGTAAAAACACCTGTGGAAGGCGTTGTAGCTCCGATTGTGGAGCTGTCAATTGTGCTGTTTGTGATTGCCAGACCCGATTGGGATGGATTCACAGTAGCGAAAAATGGCAGACCCTGCCCGATAAACGTGTTGAACGAATTATCAAGATTGAACAGAGCCTGAACTGGCAGGATGTTTTGATCTACGGTCTTGGCAGGGTCAGCCATAGCACCCCTTTAGGATTGGTCAGCAGCGGGTGTAACGTACAAAATACCAGTAGCAGATGCGCTAATGGCAGTCAGATAGTACGGTGTCGTGGGTGTGGCAAGAATCATTGCGCTTGTCATGCCAGCAGGCAAAACAAAGTCGCCAGGAGTGCCATCAACGGGCAACACAGCAGCACCAGGGTCAGTTGGCCCCCATTTCACAGCAATAGCCGATGTTCCGGTATTGAGGAAAGAGGAGTAATTGATCTGGTCGTTTGTGTTGTCGTCAATCAGAACAGCAGCATGGGAGCTGCTTGTCACCGACAAGGCATAAGTCTTGCCAGCGTTTCTTTGGACGGTTGAGCCAGCCATTTAGACCACGTTTGCAGGAAGTGGTGAATCTTCGCAAGTCTTAACGCTTACTAACAAAACTGCGGCTGCTTGAGTCACAGAAGTACCGGTAAGGTTCAACAAGCGAACGATGATTGCGTTATCTGCGGCTGTGTAAGCGTTACAGATACCAACACCAACAGTCATTGCTGCATCAACTTGAACTTGGATTTTGTCCGTAGACTTAACGCCAGGACAAGCAATCGTCACTTCAGTTGTGGTGGTGGAAAACGTGGTAGCAGGCAAAGTCAGTTGGCAAATAGTATGCGCAATGACGTTGCCACGGCAAATTGTCGTTTTTGACATGAGAATTCCTTTTAAAGAATGAATTTATTGTAGCGCAAAAGCGAAAAAAGCCACCCCTTTTGAGAGTGGCTTTTCCTTATCTACCTCAAATTAAGGCAGGAAGGTGAGGTCGTAACCGTAAACAAACACATCACAAGTCGCGGCAATCGTAGTGCCCACGTTCACATAAATGTTAGTGGGGTTAGAAATGGCGGTGTTAGGGTTTGTTGCGGCAGTGATGGTCACATAAGGGCCACCAGTGTTGCCAGTCAAGGCAGCGGTGGTCAAAATGGTTGAACCTGTTGCGCCTGCGCCTGTGTAGACACCAACAGTAGCCGTTGCAATAGTGGTGGTAGCACCGCTAGAGTTCAAGCCGTTAGTGATTACAACGCTGGTAGGCACAAATTTGCTCACATCCAACACGATTGATGCTGTATCACCAGCAGCAGCCAAGTTGACAGATTGAGCAGATGCAATCAAACGCAAGGCTTGGTTTGTGCCAAGGACTTGTGGGTGATTGCTGACGGTAGTTGCTGGTCCTGGATTTGCCATGATAGTTTCCTTAAAAAAAGTTAATGACGGGGGATGTTTAGTCCCCCATTGTCAATTAGGCTGCAACGCGGCAAGCCAACTCAGGGTAGAGAGGAGCCCAACCGTACAAGACGTCCAAACGGGTTGGAATGGAGTCGTTGTTAATCGTGTATTGCATCTTGTTACTCCTAGCATCTCTGCTAGTGGTGCTTCCGCTTCAGGTCGCACTCTAGGACTTCTTTTGTTATATCCTAGTTCAGACTATCGCATCTCCCTTAGGAGTTTTCTCACTTAGTCGTTCAGGCTGT